TGGCAACTCTCCGGTAACTCCGGATGGTTGGATAAGCTGTAGTGAGCGAATGCCGGATAGCAAAACAGCCGTTCTTGTTGCCAGGGAGTTTGATAGGAAAGGTGACTGGCGAATGAAATGGGCGACTTACATCCCTGGGCATCCTGACGCTAATGATGGGTGGATCATTCCTGGGGCGTCGTGGAAACCGTCACACTGGATGCCGCTACCAGAACCGCCGCAGGAGGTGAAGTGATGAACAAGTGCAACGCTCTGCTTTATGCCATGGTGATTGGTTTCGGCCTGGCTGCTGGTATCCGGGTTTATATTACCTGGGAGTCATTAATCAATCTGGCGTGGAGTGCGATTCGTGGCTAAATCCCCCGCAGAACGCAAAGCCGCGCAGCGCGCTCGGCAGTCCGCCGCCGGTGAGCGCAAAATTGAACTGGTGCTGGATAAGCAGGAGCAGGAAATGCTGGCGCGGAACTGCGCCGCCCGGCGCCCTGGTCGCGATCCCTATGAAATGGCCGAGTACATCGCGCTGCTGATCCGCCAGGATGATGCACGCGTGCGCGGGCGTATAAAATCGATCAGCAGAAAACGTTGCGGTAAGTGCGGCGAGAGAGTTCCAGTTAATTCATGCCCGTGTAATGGTGACTCGCAATGCTGGGTGACTAAAGGCTGGCATGAAACTAAATTAATAGTGTGACATGTCACGAGTAGATTATGCATGATGAATTTGATGGGTTTTGAATACTGCCGCCAACTATGGCGGCTTTATTTTGCATGGTACTATTACCACAACGGTAACAATTACCAGGGTGGTTATGATGCCTGCTGAACCTAAAACCTATAAACGCAAATCAACGCAATTTAAGCCACTAACCGCAATGCAGGAGGCTTATTGCCAGTCATACATCAAAACGCCTGAAAACCAGACTCAGGCAGCGATTAACGCAGGATTCTCCCCAAATACAGCGGCAGTTAAAGCCAGTGTCATGATGCGCGATGAACGCATTCAAAAACGGATTGCCGAGTTGATGGAGGAGCGCAACAAACGAATGCGCGTCAGTGCCGATTACGTTCTCATGCGCCTGGTGGAGATCGACCAGATGGACGTGATTGATATCCTCAACGACGATGGGAGCCTTAAGCCAATCCGCGAGTGGCCGAAAATCTGGCGCACTACGCTTAGTGGCTTTGATCTGTCATCGACCATCATGAACATGAACGAGGATTCGATAGAGACAATCCTCAAAAAAATTAAATGGCCTGACAAGGTGAAGAACCTCGAACTGATTGGTAAGCACGTCGACGTCAACGCATTCAAAGAACGCCTGGATGTTAATGTGAATGTGACAATTGCTGATCGCATAGCGGCAGCCAGGAAGCGACTCAAAGAACGTCAGGATGGTAATCAGTGACAGATACAGCGTTATCTCCTGAAGAGCAGTTGATCGAGGATATTGCAGGGTTCACTCACGATCCGCTTGGCTATGCCCTCTATGCGTTCCCGTGGGGGGAAGAGGGGACTGAACTGGCACATGCTACCGGCCCACGTCAGTGGCAGGCTGATGCGTTCCGAGAGATACGTGATCACCTGCAGAATCCAGAGACGCGCTATCAGCCGCTTATGCTGGCACGCGCTTCGGGTCACGGTATTGGTAAATCCGCATTCATCTCAATGCTGATCAACTGGGGCATGTCCACTTGCGAGGATTGTAAGGTCGTGGTGACCGCCAACACCGACAACCAGCTACGAACGAAGACCTGGCCGGAAATTATCAAGTGGTCGAACCTTGCTATCACGAAAGACTGGTTTACCTGTACCGCTACCGCGATGTACAGCAATGACCCTGGGCACGACAAGCGGTGGCGAGCTGACGCAATCCCCTGGTCTGAGCACAACACTGAGGCATTCGCCGGACTACACAACGAGCGCAAACGCATCATCGTGGTATTCGACGAAGCATCCAACATTGCCGATCTGGTGTGGGAGGTAGCAGAGGGTGCGCTGACGGACGAAGACACTGAGATTATCTGGGTGGCATTCGGAAACCCTACACGTAACACCGGGCGTTTCCGCGAATGTTTCCGCAAATATAAACACCGCTGGAAAACTGCGCAGATTGACAGCCGGACGGTGGAAGGCACTAACAAACAGCAGTTGCAGAAATGGGTTGATGACTACGGGGAAGACAGCGACTTCGTTAAAATCCGTGTGCGCGGCATATTCCCTGATGCATCTGAATTGCAGTTTATCCCTACCGGTCTTACTGATGAGGCAATGAAACGGGTGGTAACCGCTGCGCAGGTGGCGCATGCTCCGGTGATAATCGGTGTTGACCCGGCATATTCAGGCGTTGATGACGCGGTGATATACCTGCGGCAGGGGCTACACAGTAAGGTGCTGTGGACTGGCAACAAGACTACCGACGATCTGATTATGGCGAAGCGTATCGCTGACTTTGAAGACCAGTATCAGGCTGACGCGGTGTTCATCGACTTCGGTTACGGAACCGGTCTGAAGTCAATCGGTGACGGATGGGGTCGTACATGGCAACTTGTTCCGTTCGGTGGCGCGTCTACTGACCCGCAGATGCTCAACAAGCGTGGGGAGATGTTCAATTCATGCAAGACATGGCTGAGGCTGGGCGGCATGCTGGATGACCAGGAAACAGCAGACGACCTGTCGGCGGCAGAGTACAAAGTTCGAGTGGACGGTAAAATCGTTATCGAACCGAAGGAAGATATCAAGGAGCGGCTTGGGCGTTCGCCGGGTAAAGGCGATGCGCTACTGCTGACGTTTGCGTTCCCGGTAGCCAAGAAAACTAATGACCCACGGCAGCAGCAGGGCAGGGCTATAACAGACTATGACCCATTTGAATGATTTTTACTTTTGTGTTTTTGATTTTCTTTGATGGGTGGAATTTAAACCACCATTTATATTTACTAGAGGATTATTCAATAATGTACTGATTTCTGGATTGTTAATTCCAGTAACGCCAAGTTTCTTTACGGACTCATTAAGGTCTTGTAATGATTTTAGACCTACAAACCCATTAGCAATTGTATTATTTGTTGCCAAAGGAATGTTTTTCTTATAGGACTCATATTCGTTTTTTAAATTTTTGTGGGCTTTTTCTAGATTTTCTAGTTTAGATGTTGTTTCATGAATAACCTTAGATAATTCTAAAATACGAGCTTGTGCTGCGCGCAGTTCTGTCTCCCTCTCTTTCAATTCAGATGTGAGTTGTCCCATTCTGTCTTTTGAAAGAATTATTTCCTCTTTCATGTCTTGAATGTTTTTTTCAGCGCCTGTTTTTACTTTTTCGTAAGTAATGTCTTTTTTAGCCAGCAATCTCTGTAGCCGTGTTTCACGTTGTATTTTTCTTGCCTTCCGGTGATTTTCGATTGAGTCATTATTATCAAGAGGCTTTGCTTGCCATACGTTAATGATATTGTTTACCCATGGTAATAGGCAGCAGATAGTAATTACAGATAAGCATGGATAAAACATAACAGTTTTCCATGTGCTGTTATCTGAGATGTATGAAATTTTATCTATTATATTTGATTTGCTAAAAAATAGATAAAGAAGTGATTTCCAGTTGAAGGCGCACCAGGACATAACAAAAGCACCTAGCACAGGGTTTTTAGCTCGATGCACGGCAGTATTGGCAGTAGATAAAAACAGCTCTTTGAACGATTCGAACATACTAATTACCTTAAAGTTTTTCATGATTATACCTTTAAGGTAATTTGTGGTCATCAGGCAAAAAAATGCCCGGCGAACCGGGCGAACTGGAAGCAATGAGTTATGCCTTCCGTGGCTGTACGGGTTTACAGCATGAAGTCATCGCAATGGCGTCCTGCTGTAAAAATGGCGGTGATAGTCCTTCAAGGGAAACCATCACCGCCAAGCCCCTGGAACTTCTGGCATCACGGTCCTTAGGCGTGATTCTGGCGCGGCATGCAGGATTCGAACCTGCGACCAACCGCTTAGAAGGCGGTTGCTCTGTCCAACTGAGCTAATGCCACAACGCTGAGAGCACTTAGCCTGTTAAGGCACCACACTTTGTCGCGGCTCCATAAATGCTCTCATCGTTGCACCCTCGTCTCTTCCGAGGTGTCACACCGAATCGCCGGGATGGTGAATCCCCGTGCGCGGAATAAAACCGCTCGACTTGCACATTCCGGCTACCTGGTTCGTTTGCCCGAGCAAGGGAGGGTGCCCCTTAAACGTATCCAGACCGCTATCGGCGCATGTGCCATACACCGTACTGCTCAAAATAAAAGCTCACCCCACCTGTTCAATTTAACGACAAGCCAGTCAGGTTAATAACCGGAATGAACTCTTTGCTTACCTGAAAGGTAATAATTAGTGCGTTAAATGTCAAGTATCTACGATAAATAAATCACATGTGGTTAAATTGGTAATAATTTAATTGCGTACGGAGTCATTGATATGTGCATGGGTAGCTCACCATCAGTGCCTGCAACACCAGAAGTTCAGGCAGCACCACAGGAGCAGGATGCCGCCGTTGTTGATGCCCGCGACGAAGAAACTCGTCGCCGTCGCGCTGCTGCTGGTCGTAGTTCTACGCTGCTTACCGGTTCTCAGGGCGACACATCAACCGCTAATACCAGCGGTAAAACGCTGCTTGGTCAGTAACCGGAGTCATTGAAATGGCGGAAACAACTAAAGAGCGATTGAACAAACAGTTCGCACAACTTGAAAGCGAGCGTCAGTCGTTCGAGCCGCACTGGCGCGAGTTGAGTGATTACATCAACCCGCGTGGTTCCCGCTTTCTGACTTCTGAGGTCAACCGTAACGATCGACGGAATACACGCATTATTGATTCGACCGGGACTATGGCGGCGCGCACTCTCGCCAGCGGCATGATGTCAGGCATCACAAGCCCCGCGCGTCCGTGGTTTCGCCTGGCTACGCCAGATCCTGAAATGATGGATTATGGCCCTGTTAAGTTGTGGCTTGAGGCGGTGCAGAACCGCATGAACGATATGTTCAATAAGTCGAATCTCTACCAGTCTCTTCCGCAGTTATACGGAAGCCTCGGCACATACAGCACTGGTGCAATGGCGGTGCTGGAGGATGACGAGGACATCATTCGCACAATGCCATTCCCGATAGGCAGTTACTACCTGGCTAACTCACCTCGTGGCAGTGTGGACACCTGTTTTCGCAAGTTCTCTATGACTGTTCGTCAGCTTGTTCGGGAGTTCGGGCTAAATAACGTCAGCGAATCCGTAAAAAGCATGTGGGAAAGCGGCACCTACGAGAAGTGGATTGAAGTGATGCATTCGGTTTACCCGAACATTGACCGCGATACATCGAAGCTGGATAGCAAGAACAAGCCATTCAAATCGGTTTATTACGAGGTTGGTGGCGATAACGACAAGTTGTTGCGTGAGTCCGGATTCGATGAGTTTCCAATTATGGCTCCGCGCTGGGAAGTTAACGGCGAAGATGTTTATGGATCATCATGCCCTGGTATGCTGGCGCTTGGACCTGTTAAGGCATTGCAGCTTCTCCAGAAGCGCAAGTCGCAGTTGATTGATAAAGCCACCAATCCGCCGATGGTTGCTCCGACTTCCCTCAAGAATCAGCGCGCCTCCCTTCTTCCTGGCGACATCACGTATATCGATCAGATTACTGGTCAGGATGGCTTCAGGCCTGCTTATCTGGTTAACCCCAGTACAGCAGATTTGGTGGCAGACATTCAGGACACTCGTCAAATCATTAACAGCGCCTACTTTGTCGATCTGTTCATGATGTTGCAGAACATCAATACCCGCTCGATGCCTGTTGAAGCGGTGATCGAAATGAAAGAAGAAAAACTTCTGATGTTGGGGCCGGTTCTGGAGCGTCTGAACGACGAATGTCTTAATCCTCTCATTGACCGCGCTTTCTCGATGATGGTGCGTAAAAACATGCTGCCGCCACCGCCTGACGCGATGGAAGGCATGCCCCTGAAGGTCGAATACATTTCCGTCATGGCTCAGGCGCAGAAGTCTATCGGCCTGTCCAGTCTGGCGTCCACGGTTAACTTCATTGGTCAACTTGCGCAAGCGAAACCAGAAGCTCTCGACAAACTCAACGTTGATCAGGCGATCGATGCATTCGCTGATATGTCCGGAGTGTCTCCAACCGTCATTGTTCCGCAGGAACAGGTTGAGCATGCTCGCCAGCAACGGGCACAGCAGCAACAGCAGCAACAAATGATGGCGATGGGGATGGCGGCGGCACAGGGTGCCAAGACGCTAAGCGAAGCTAAAACTTCGGATCCGAGTGTTTTGTCAGCTATGGCGAATGCAGTTAGTGGTCAGGGTGGGCAATCACAATGACAGATTACGAAGACGATCAACTGAAAGAAGAAAACGCCCGTAAGCAACGTGACATGGCGCAGCGTGAAATTGATGACATTCGCTTTGTCATGAGCAGTGAACAGGGGCGTCGCGTTGTCTGGTCGGTGCTGGAGAAAGGCCGTGTGTTTTCCGCTATCTCACCGATGGACGCTATGGCAATGGCATTTAATGAGGGGCAACGCAATCTGGCGCTGGAACTGTTTCAGCGCGTTATGGCGCATTGCCCTGAACAGTATTTGAAGATGGCCAAAGAGGCCAGTGAACAGGAGTGATCATGAATTTATTTGAGCGTTTGCTGTATCGCCGTCTTTGCAATGAGCAACCAGTCGATGGTGGAGCAGCTCCGGCTGCGTCAGAACCGTCAGCGCCTGCAGGTGATAACCCTGCTCCAGTTGGTGATCCATCACAACAGGAAGGTGATAAGCCACAACCTGTTGCTGATGGCGATAAACCTGCTGATGACAAAAAGCCTGAAAACGATAAGCAGGATGAAAAAAAGGACGGCGATAAATCAGAGGGTGCGCCTGAGAAGTACGAGTTTCAGGCAGCCGAAGGCGTAGAGCTGGATACAGAAGCGTTGAAGGAATTCGAGCCGGTGGCGCGAGAACTTAACCTGACCAACGAGCAAGCGCAAAAGCTGGTTGATGCTTATCCGAAGATTCTGGCAGGTGTTCAGCAGCGCCAGGCAGAAGCCTGGCAGAAAACAACCGAGCAGTGGGCTGCGGATGTAAAAGCTGACAAAGAAATCGGTGGCGACAAGTTGATTTCTAACCTTAGCGCCGCACAGCGTGCGCTTGACCAGTTCGGGACATCTGAACTCAAAGAATATCTGAACACCACCGGGCTGGGTAATCACCCTGATCTGGTCAAAACGTTCGTGAAAATCGGAAAGGCGATGTCTGAAGATGGCATGGTCACCGGTGGTAATGAAGGCCAGCGTAGTGCGGCCGAAGTGCTCTATGGCAAATAAGAGAGGAAATGACAATGGCTGTTAAAGGCTTAACTGCGCTAACGCTGGCTGACTGGGGTAAGCGCGTCGATCCAAACGGGAAAGTCGATAAGATTATCGAGCTTCTCGGTCAAACTAACCCGATCCTTCAGGATATGCCTTTTGTCGAAGGGAACCTTCCTACCGGACACCGAACCACCATTCGTTCTGGTTTACCTTCAGCTACCTGGCGTTTGCTGAACTATGGCGTACAGCCAAGCAAATCAACCACAGTGCAGGTAACCGATTCCGTTGGCATGCTGGAAACCTATGCGGAAGTCGATAAGTCACTGGCTGATCTGAACGGCAATACCGCCGAATTCCGCCTGTCTGAAGACCGCGCATTTATTGAAGCGATGAATCAGCAGATGGCGCAGACGCTGTTTTATGGTGATTCCAGCGTTAACCCTCAGCAGTTTATGGGACTGTCCTCCCGCTATTCCAGCCTGTCTGCGGGTAATGCTCAGAACATCATTGATGCTGGTGGCACGGGTACAGATAACACCTCAATCTGGTTAGTGGTGTGGGGCGAAAACACCGTGCATGGCATCTTCCCGAAAGGGCAGAAGGCTGGCATCCAGATGGAAGATAAAGGCCAGGTGACACTGGAAGATGCTAATGGCGGCAAGTACGAAGGCTATCGCACCCATTACAAATGGGATAACGGACTTGCTCTGCGTGACTGGCGTTATGTTGTTCGCATTGCAAACATCGATGTCAGCAATCTTTCAGAACCATCCTCTGCCGCAAATATTGCGAAGTTGATGGTTAAAGCACTACATCGCATTCCAAACCGTGGCATGGGCCGCCCGGTGTTCTACATGAACCGCACTGTAGGCCAGGCTCTTGATCTGCAGTCTCTGGAGAAAACATCTCTGGCTATCAGCGTAAAAGAGACAGAAGGCGAGTGGTGGACTTCATTCCGTGGTGTACCAATCCGTGAAACTGATGCGCTTCTGGAAACAGAAGCCCGCGTGGTGTAACGCCTGTTATTAACCTGTGGGTCGTAACAGACCCACTAATGGAGAAAGAAGATGATCACCGACAAACTGTTGATGTTCTCCGAAGCTCAGGCGGTTACGAATACCGCGGCTTCTACTGACGTAATCGATCTCGGTCCAATTGACGGAAAACGTCGTGATATCGGCGTGGGTTACCCGCTTGAGTTTTGGGCGCTGGTTAACACAGCCGCCGCGGCAAGCGGTGATGCAACTGTAAACATCCAGTTGCAGACGAGTGAGAATAACACCTCATGGACCACTATTTATGATAGTGGCGCACTGGCAAAGACCGCCCTGACAGCAGGTAAACGAGTTGTTTCTGCAAAGGTGCCTGCCGGTGTTCAGCGATATCTGCGTGTTAACTACTCCGTCGCAACTGGCCCACTAACGGCTGGCGAATTCACTGCTGGTATCAGTCTTGATGTTGATGCCAATACGCCGTATCCGATCCGCTCAAAAGTAACTGGTTAAGGTGATATCGATGTCAGGTGAGAAACCAAGATACCGCGTTCTGCGCCTCTCTCATATCCATAACACTCTGTGGCCGGAGGGGGCAGAAATCGAATACGAAGGTGAGCCTGGTAGCGCACTGGAACCTGTTAACGATGCAGCCAGACAGGCAAAAGCAAAAGTTGCAGGAAAGGTGTCAATGGCAACAACCAGCACCAAAATCATCAACGATGTGTCAGATGATGGTGAACTGGATAAGCTCCGTGAAGAGTACGAATTGCTCTTTAACGAGAAGCCACACCATAACGCCAAAGCCGAAACGCTCCGCGAGAAGATCGCAGATAAGCGTAAAGAACTGGGCGTGTAAGCCTCGCGGATCAGACAAGGGGCTTCGGCCCCTTTATTGCAGGAGTGTATATGGAACTCGTAAACCTCAAAACCGGCACTGACAGCTACCAGGATGAGAGCGGAGAAACCAGAACTCGCGATGAATACCCGTGGGGGCTGTGCATCACTCTTAATAACGACACATTGAATAAGCTGAAGGCGCAACCTCAGGGCGTCGGAACAGAAGTGATGATAACTGCAAAGGCTGTTATTCGAGGCCTGTCTGCCAGAGAAACTGACGATGGGGTTAATCGCAGCGCCGATCTGCAGATCACTGATATGGCGATCGCTCCTGTTTCCGGGGATGTAGAAAAATCAGCGGCTGAAACCCTGTACGGCAATGGGGGTGAGTAATGGCCTCTGTAGTAGAGATCTGCAATCGTGCGCTGTCCAATATTGGCAATAGCCGCAGCATTAACAGCCTGACGGAAGCCAGCAAGGAAGCGGGGGAATGTTCGCTGCACTTTGAGGCCTGCCGTGATGCTGTGCTTTCTGATTTTGACTGGAACTTTGCTACCAAACGCGTGGCGCTTGCAGATACGAACAATCCACCGCCTGACTGGGAATATGCGTACCAGTACCCGTCCGATTGTCTGCGCATTACTGAAATTATGCTTCCTGGTGTACGCAATCCAACAGCAGCAATGCGCGTTCAGTACGAAGTTGGTGCAGACACCAACGGAACAGGAAAATTGATCTATACAGACCAGCCGCAGGCATGGCTCAAGTATGTCTCTCGCGTTTCAGATGTGAACATGTTTGATGCCATTTTTATGGAGGCGCTGGCCTGGCGTCTTGCGGCAGCCATTAACATGGCGCTGACTGGGAATGCGGATCTCGGTACATTTGCTCTCAATATGTACAATCGCGTGATTCTTAGTGCTGGTTCGCATAGCCAGAATGAATCACAGGAACCACAGCCACCGGTTGACGAGTTTACCATTGCGAGGTTGTCCTGATGGCTATCAGTTGGATCCAGCCCAGCTTTGCCGGTGGTGAGATTGGACCGTCGTTGTACGGTCGTATCGACATGGCGAAGTACCAGGTGGCATTGCGCAAGTGCGATAACTTTATCGTGCGGCAGTATGGCGGCGTTGAGAATCGACCTGGTACGCGTTTTGTCGGTGCCGCCAAATACCCAAATCGGAAATGCCGCCTGATACCGTTCCAGTTCTCGACGGTTCAGACTTATGCTCTGGAGTTCGGACACCAGTACATGCGCGTTATCAAAGATGGTGCGTTGGTGCTGAACAGCAGCAATGTTATTTATGAAATTGCCACGCCATATACTGAAGCCGATCTGTTCCGAATTAAATTCACGCAAAGCGCAGACGTGCTTACGCTTGTTCATCCGGCATACCCGCCGAAAGAGTTGCGTCGCTATGCGCATGACAACTGGCAACTGGTTGATGTGGTAACGAAGAACGGACCATTTGAAGATATCAATATTGACGAGTCAGTGACGGTTTATGCCAGCGCCAGCACCGGGACAATTACGTTAACGGCAAGCGCCTCTATTTTTGGCGCGGAGCAGGTAGGCAAATTGTTCTATCTGGAACAGCCTGCAGTGGATTCAGTGCCGGTATGGGAAACCAGTAAGAGTACGTCGATTGGCGATATTCGCCGTGCAGACAGTAACTACTATCGCGCCGTTACAGCAGGCAAAACAGGTACTTTGCGCCCTTCGCATACAGAAGGCACATCATGGGATGGCTGGGGCGGATCCGGTGATGATGATACTGGTATTGAGTGGGAATATCTGCACAGTGGTTTTGGCATTGCCCGTATCACTGCTGCAAATGGAACTACTGCAACTGCCGAGGTGATTTCCTATATCCCTTCGCAGGTCGTTGGCGAGGATAATGCCAGCTATAAATGGGCTAAATATGCCTGGAACAGTGTTAATGGTTATCCTGGCACTGTTGTTTATTATCAACAACGTCTTTACTTCGCCGCATCGACTGCGTTCCCTCAGACTATCTGGGCCAGCCGTACCGGGGATTATAAGGATTTTGGCAAAAGCAATCCTACGCAGGATGACGACAGAATTATCTACACCTATGCCGGGCGTCAGGTTAATGAGATCCGCCACCTGATTGATGTTGGTTCGCTGGTGGCGCTGACTTCCGGAGGTGAGTACGTCATCACCGGCGACCAGAACAAAGTATTAACCCCATCATCATTTGCATTCAGCTCTCAGGGATCAAATGGCTCGAGCAATGTCCCACCAATTGCCGTGGCGAATATTGCTCTGTTCGTCCAGGAGAAAGGCAGTGTTGTCCGTGATCTGGCCTACTCATTCGATGTTGACGGCTATCAGGGGAACGACCTGACCATCCTTGCCAATCATCTTTTTCAGAAGCACAGCATTGTTGACTGGTGCTTCTCTATTGTCCCTTACTCCAGCGCCTTCTGCATTCGTGATGACGGTAAATTACTGGTGATGACCTATTTGCGTGATCAGCAGGTTTTTGCATGGGCACCACAATCCAGTACCGGAAAATATGAAAGCACATGCAGTATCAGCGAAGGCAATGAAGATGCGGTGTATTTCGTCGTTAACCGAACCGTTAACGGGCAAACAGTGAGATACATCGAGCGACTGTCCAGCCGTTTATTTACCAGCGATGAAGATGCTTTCTTTGTTGATTCTGGCCTTAGCTATGATGGAAGAAACACGTCTGACAGAACGATGACCATCACTGGTGGTTCTGGCGAATGGGATTACCGCGCGGAATATACAATCAGTGTTTCTGGTGGTGCGTACTTCACCAGTAGTGATGTCGGTGCGCAACTACAGTTCCCTTATACCGGAACTGTTCCTGATACTGGCGATGAAGTGTCAAAAGAATTACGTTGCGACATTATTTCTGTAACCAGCAATACCGCAGTAGTGGTTCGTGCTAACAGGAACGTCCCGCCATCCCTCAGGAATGTGGCCACCACGAACTGGCAGATGGCGCGCCGGACATTTGGCGGCTTGTCTCATCTTGAAGGCCAGACCGTAAACATCCTCTCTGATGCGAACGTGGAACCACAAAAAGTGGTTTCCGGAGGTGCCGTCACGCTGGAATCACCGGGGGCTGTTGTGCACATCGGCCTGCCAATAACTGCTGAATTCGAAACACTGGATATCAACATTAACGGACAGGAAACGCTGCTGGACAAAAAACAGGTGATCCCGTCCGTTACTCTGGTTGTGAATGCCAGTCGCGGCATCTGGGCGACTACGCCCGGCGGTAAATGGTACGAATATCCACAGCGTGAATTCGAGTTCTACGATGATCCTGTTGATGACGCTACCGGAAAAGTAGAAGTGAAACTGGACAGTAACTGGGGCAAAAACGGACGTGTAAGAATCCGTCAGCTTGACCCGTTGCCGCTGTCTGTTCTTGCCGTTATTCCTCGTCTTACTGTTGGGGGATTCTGATGATCGATGTTCAAATTATTCCCGCCACCGAAGAGCATCTTCAGATGATTTTGCCGGATGTTCGTCAGGCTGATATTGACGAACTGTATGCGGTATCGCTGATGACTACCGAAGATGCGCTGCGTGTTGGTCTTCGCACTGCGACTATGGCCTGGTCAGGATTTGCGAACGGAGAACTGGTAACCATGTTTGGCGTATCTCCGGCGTCAATGATCGGTGGCAATGGTACGCCCTGGCTGGTCGGGACCAGCCGTATTGAAAAATATCAGAAGACATTTCTTCGCCACTGCCGCCCTGTATTGCAGCAGATGCTGGCAGTTTATCCGCGCCTGGAAAACTACGTCGACGAGCGAAACCATGTTGCCAAAGCATGGCTGCACTGGCTTGGATTCAGGCTTGAAGAAGCCGCGCCTTATGGTGCTCTTGGTCTTAATTTCCACAGATTTCACATGGAGAGAAAATAATGTGCGATCCGGTTATTGCTGGTGGCGCAATGCTCGCCATGAGTGGCATTCAGGCATACACCCAGTACCAACAGGGAAAGTATGCCTCGAAGGTTGCAGAAGCGAACGCAGATATAGCCACAGCTCAGGCAAATGATGCAATAAACAGAGGTAACGCTGAAGCTGAGCAACGACGCAGAGAGACCCGACAGCGGCTTGGTACACAGGCGGCGACAATGGGGGCTACCGGCGCTGATTTATCTACAGGTAACGCGCTGGATATATTTGGCGACACTGCCCAGTTTGGCGCTCTTGATTCTCTGACGACGGTGAATAACGCGCAACGCGAGGCTTACGGTTATCAGGTTCAGGCTGCCAACTATAAAGCAGAAGCCAGTTCAGCCCGTAAACAGGGGAATGTGGGAGCAGCAACAACATTGCTCACTGCGCCTCTGAAGGCATACGGTGCGTACCAGATGTTTGGTGGGACGTGGAGTCCGTTTACTCAAAGCACTCCTGCGCCAATCGGGGCAGCAGCAGGAACCAGATTACCCGGAGGATTATAATGCCAGTCGTACCAACAGTATCCGGACGTCAGGTTGAGAGTCGTGGAGTTCAGTCAGCAGGCTTGCAGACGTTTTCTCAGCCAGGTATTGGTGATGCTTTTGTTCGGGCAGGGACAGAGGCAATTGATGTTTTGGGGCAGGCAAAACAGCGTGCCAATATCGCTCTGGCTCAGGAGGCATCTCTTAACCTCAGTCAGATAAGCAGCGATCTGCTGAATAATCCTGAAACAGGTTTGCTTAACCTGAAAGGGAAAAATGCTATTGGAAAAGGTCAGGAGTATACGCAGCAGTTTGATGCTCAGATCGAACAACTGGCTATGTCGCTGCCGGATGAACAGGCTCGTAATGCTTTCATGCAGCAGGCACAGCAGCAGCGCATTCAGTTCACTACGCAGGCCGGGAGGTACGAAATAGGACAGGTTCGCCAGTATGAGGCGGATATGCAGGATGCGACACTAAAAAACCTATCGATGCAGTTCCGTAACCCGACAATGGCAAACCAGGCAGGATTGAAGGCATATCATAGCATCATCGCTTACGGCGAAGCCCACGGCCAGAGTCAGGAAGAGATCGAACAGAACTGGGTTTCGTGGCGCGAGAATGCCGCGAACGGTGCGGCGGAGGCGTGGTATGTGCCGATGTATCAACAGATGATGGGTCCGAACGGCAAGATTGAGGTAACCGATACACCGAGTGAGGCGCAGTTATTCTCTGCAATAATCTGGCAGGAGAGTGGCGGAAATCAGTACGGAAAGGACGGAACACCTCTGGTGTCGCCAAAAGGCGCTGTTGGCGTAGCGCAGGTGACGGAAGATACTGGCCCCGAAGCTGCCCGCCTTGCTGGCGTGTCGTGGGACCGAGATAAATGGTTGAATGACCCGCGCTATAATGCCCGCTTGGGGCAAGCTTATTTCGGCGCGCAGATGAAGAAATACGACAATAACCCGGTTCTGGCAGTAGCTGCCTATAACGCTGGCCCAGGAAAGGTTGACGGCTGGATTAAACAGATTGGCGATCCGCGCACAGGCGAAGTCAGTGACGCCCAGTTTGCCGCAGCTATCCCATACGACGAGACGCGCAATTATGTGGCAAAAGTAACTGGCAGTGCTGGAGCTATTCCTGGATCTGCGACGATGGAAAACCTCATCGCACAGCCATTCTGGAACGCCATGAGTCCGGACAAAAAGTCGCAGATGATGAGCAAGGTTGCTGGCATGTACGACATGCAGGCTTCAGCCGGTCGCGTTGCGCTACAGAGTCGAATGCAGGATGACCTATCCAAAATTGAGGCCGGTAAGCAGGTGACGCCTATTTCAGCGCACGAATGGGCCGCCGTTATGCCGCTTCAGGCAGCGCCTGCCGAGCGCCTGCAGATGGAAAAAACCTTCCAGCAATACCAGCAGGCAATGACGCTACAACCTGTTTATCAGACCATTATGCAGGGCAACGTCCAGCAGGGTACCGCCGCCGTGCAGGCAATGGCACCGCAGGAAAACGACCCTGACTTTAAATACAAAGCAGAGCTTTATGCATCGGCAAAGGTCAAGCTTGGGCAGGTACTGAAGGCGCGGGAAGCGGATCCGGGGGCATGGCTGCAACAAAACTCTCCGGTTGTGCAAGCTGCATTCCAGCAGTACCTCAATGACCCTTCATCTGGTGAATACCTGGTTTCCCGCATACAGTCTGAAAAAGACCGCCTGGGGATAATGAGCAAAAAAGTTTTACCGGAGTCCATGGTCAACGACGTACTGCAGCGTATTGACAACACGCAGGAATCTAGCGTAAAGGCCATTCAGTCGGTGGCGCAGTCGTTCGGCAAATACTCGGATCAGGTGATGCAGCAGGTTCAGAAGAACGCTTATCCTGCGTTGCAGGTTGTCATGGCTACCGAGAACCCGCGCGCGGCAAATGCGCTCTGGCAAAACCGTAGCGTTAAAACTGCTGACTTACGCGGCAGTCTTGAGAAAACCGACGCGGATAGCGCCGACTCGTCATGGAATGACCAATCGAAAGATTTTGCAGGCACGATGGTTGTTCAGCCTGGTGGCACTGCCGTGTGGAATAACTTCAACGAGCAGGGAAAACGACTTACTTACATCAACATGCAGCGCGGAATGTCGGCGTCTGATGCAGCAAAACAGGCGTATCAGGACATCCTCGGCGAGCAGTACCAGACCAATGGCACTTGGCGGCTACCTAAGCGTGCAGGGATAGATATTCGTGACGTTAACGATGGTGCCAATGCGTATCTGAAAAACCTGTCAGCAGATCAGATTATGCCGCTTATTGGTGACCCAAGGCTACCTGATGAGGTTAACCGTGAGCAGAGTATCTCCCGCATTCGTGATAATGCGCAGTGGGTTACCAATAGCGACGAAACAGGACTTACCCTGATGCTCAACGGGCTGATCGTCAACGGTGCCGATGGCAACCCGATTACGGTGACGTTCAACGATCTGGCGAAACTGGGAACAACCAACCGATCAGTATGGAACCGCATTACCAAGTTCATTGATACTCCGGTGAAATATACTCCCGGACAGTCTAAGGAATACAGCGCAGAAAGTCAGCGCGACAACCTGATTAACATTTTCCAGAACGGCCAGCAATCAGGACGATAACATGCCAATTTACACAGATGATCCGGGACAGGGCATTAACCAGCCAATTGGCAACGCGCCAGCAGGGCTTGGCGAATCGCTGCTTTCTTCCCTTAAGCAGGGATTTGAAGAGGGGCCGGTCATGTCCGGCTACCGCTTTGCGCAGGTCGACTCGCTGGCGAATGACCCAAACTCTACAGTTATCAGTAAGCAGGACGCAGATGAGCTCCTGAAGCAGTACGGCGTAAAGAGCATAAACGTGCCAGATTCTGGCGTTACGCAGGCTTTTCTCGATCATGTTATTGCCGAACGCAAAGATTCTCTGGCACGCCAGCAGATTGCGATGTCGGCACCGAGCGGGTGGGTAGCCACGCCGCTTAATTTCGCAGCCAGCCTAGCTGGTTCAATGGCAGATCCTGGTAACGTGGCGCTGGCGCTGGTTCCGTTCGCTGGAGAAGCAAAGGCAGCTTCTGTGCTTGGCCGATTTGGCGAGCGATTTGTTGCGGGTGCACGCATGGGGGCAGCGCAGGCGGTGGTGACCGTGCCGCTTACCGGGCTGGCAGCGGCGGCGGAAGGTGACGACTTCACCTATAGCAACGCGTTGGAAAGTACTTTCTTTAACACGATGGCTGGCGGTCTAATGCATGCCGGCGGCGGCCTTATCGCCGATATCGTGCGACCGCGTCGCGTTCCCGATGCTGCAACGGGAGAGTCCCCGGCGTTTTCTGGCGATGCGCAGCCAACCCCGGTGATAACGCCTGACAACATTCCGGCGGGCGTGAATATCCCTGATGTTGGCGCTAACGCAGATCTGGCGGCGGCCATTTCCAATGAAGCGGAGAGCTACGCATACAGCCGGGCTTATGACGACGTGGTTCCTGACTATATGGCGCGCCAGCAGGAGTTACAGAGCGGACAGATCGGTAACGTTGCCGACCTGCGTGCCGAGCTTGCGGCTAATCAACGTCATGCTGACTCGCTTGATGCGACGCTGCAGCAGCGCACCAAAAAGTATCAGGGGCAGCGGATGAAGTTTAAGGATGCGCGCTCTAGGGCACTGAAAGAGATTCAGGCCGAGAAAGACGCCATCGCTGCACGCAATCAGGAGATCAACACATCGCTGGAGCAGAACGCGACAGCAGAGCAGGCGCGCTGGCGCCAGTCTCAGATTTCCCGCGGCGAGATCCCCGACGACCTGAAAGTCACCATTTCCGAGCGTGCGCAGCAGATCCTGGACGGCATGCAGATGTCGCCGGTCGCTGGCGCAGTTCGCACTGCCGCAAGCGCCATCAGGGATGCTGACTGGAGCGTGAACCAGCAGGCGTATCGCGCTGCGCTGGCACACATGATGGAAGGACGTAGCCCAGATGTTGAGCCCTTCTATGAACTGCACAAATCGGCACTGCGTGAACGCGCCATCCATCGCATACAGAACCCGGCACGGCAGGTTGATGAAACGGCTCGCCCAGCAAGCGAAACAGCCGATCGGGTTTATCAAGAAACGCAAAAGGCAGATCATGAAATTACCGCTGCCGCTGCAGACCTTGATAACGAGCTCAACCTGAGTAACGCCCTGCTTGACGATATCGCTGTCGATAACCCTGATCTTGCGACCACGTTGCGCCAGAAACTCAATGATATTCGTGCCGACGCCAGCGACAATAGCATGAGCAACGCTTTCCGGGCATTTGCCGCCTGTATGATTAACCGGGGGATGTGATGGCAGCAAACGAATTTTTGACGCAGTGCGAGCGCAGTGTAAATGCTGCCGCTGGTCGCGAGCTTTCTTCCGATGAGATGGAGTCGCTGGTGCGTGACATGAACGACACCACTAGGCGAATTCTGGCGACCAATGAGGCGCTGTCTCTGGAAGAGGCCGCGATGCGCGCAGCGGAAGAACTGAGCAATGCCGATATGCTGGCAAAACAGATTGAGTCTCGCAATAAGGCAATCAACACCCGTATTGCCGCACAACGACTTAGAGAGCTTCGTACTATCTGGAAAGACCGCCCGGATATCGGGCTTGAAGCAATGCTGGTTGGCCGTAACGATGCGCGTACCGGCGCCCGCCGGTCGGTATCTTCGGAGGTGGCGCAACTGCGCGGCAAGTATCATTCCGGTATCAACTACGATTTTGACCGTGCCGGGCTGGTGCAATTCATCGCCAGCGGCAGCAATGACAGGGAAATTGCCGATGCAATGTGGCGCATAGGGCGCGGGCAGTCAACTGACGGTATGACAAAGCAATCCGTAAGCGCTGCACAAATCATCATGAAATGGCAGGAAACTGCGCGCATTGATGAGAACCGTGCCGGGGCATGGATACGCAAAGAGCCGGGCTATATAGTGCGCCAGTCACACGACATCATGAAGATCCGCGCCGCAGGTTATGAAGCATGGCGAAATGCTATTCTCCCGCGCCTTGATGAGCGCACTTTTGACGGCGTGGCTGACCGCGAGCAGTTCATGCGTAACATTTATAACGGGCTGGCTTCCGGCGTGCATCTTACATCTGAAAAGCCCGATTGGATGAATGGCTTTAAGGGATCGGCGAACGCAGCTAAACGCGCCAGCCAAGAGCGAATTTTGCACTTCAAAGATGGTATCTCGTGGCACGAGTACAACCAGCAATTCGGCACCGGCAGCCTGCGAGAGGCGCTGTTTGGTGGCTTAAACAGCGCTGCCCGCACAACGGGCATGATGCGCGTATTGGGCACTAACCCACAGAACATGTTTAAGTACCTGACGGACACCATTGCTGAAGATATCAGCAAATCCGGAAGACCGGCAGCGTTGGCTGACTACATGACGAAGGTGCGTCGCATTAACCGTACCGTAATGCCGCAGGTTGACGGCTCGCTAAATATTCCTGGCAGCGTAGGCTGGGCCAATGCGTCGGCGGCTGTACGCGGCTGGTTGCGTATGAGCCAGCTTGGTGGCGCGGTAATCTCATCGTTTAACGACGTGCCTATCGCCGCTACCGAGATGCGCTACCAAGGGCAGAATTTTATGCAGGCGTTGCTTGGTGCTATGAGAGGCCGCTTCACGCGTTACAACAGCGCGGAGCAGAAAGAGATCCTTTCCTCTATCGGAGTTTATTCCGACTCCATGACGCAGGAAATCATCCGGCGCATATCTGGTGATGACACGCTGAATGGAAAACTTGGTCGCGCGCAGCAGCTTTTCTTTAAGTACAACCTCATGAACTTCTGGACCGAGAGCGGTCGCAACAGTAACGCCATGATGATAACCAACTGGCTTGCAAAGAATGCTGACCAGCCTCATGCGCGGCTACCGGAAGACCTGCGACGCGTGCTGGATCTGCACGGTATTGGCGAACGTGAGTGGGAAATTTTTCGCAACATGGACATGGCCGATAGCGAAGGTCGTAAGTTCATGACGACCAGCGGCATCCGCGGCGTGCCTGACGAAGTGATTGCCGGTTATGTAGAGAGTAAGGGGATCAAGCCAACGCAGCGCGCTATCGCTGACGCACGCGATCAATTGGAAGGGCAGTTGCGCGGCTACATCCTTGACCGCCTGAATATCGCCATGTCAGAGCCTGGCGATCGCACGCAGGCGTTTATGAAGATGGGCACGGTGCCAGGAACGGTGGCTGGGGAAGCAATACGATTCGCTGGTCAGTACAAATCGTTCACTGCAAGCTTCATGCAGAACGTACTAGGACGCGAAGTATTCGGGCGTGGTTATATTCCTGCTGGGCTTGGTGAGTCGAAAACCGGATCGCTGACGAATGCGCTGCTGCGTAACGGGAAGGGGGCTTTCCTTGGTGCTGCAAACCTCTTTGTCTGGGCGACTATGTTTGGTTATATCTCCATGCAGTCAAAACTCATGCTGAAAGGGCAAACACCGCGCCCGGCAGATGCCAAGACGTTTCTCGCAGCCGCATCTCAGGGGGGCGGTCTTGGCATCTTGGGTGACTTCATGTTTGGCGAGGTCAACCGCATGGGGGCCGGGCCGGTTACGTCGCTAATGGGGCCGGCAGCATCGAACGCTGACAGCATTATCACGCTGCTCCAGCAGACCACGAGAGGGGATGCAGATTTGGGTGACTGGTATCGCACGGCACTTGACAATACGCCATTCCTCAACGTGTTCTGGCTTCGTACGGCGATGAATGGTTTAATATTGAACCGGATACAAGATGCCCTTGACCCTGGCTCTCTTGAGCGTTATCAGCGCCGTGTTGAGCGTGAGCAGGGTAACGAATTTCTGATTCCACCATCGCAGTTCATGCTAGGGAAGTAATATGAACAGAATTATATTAATGATTATTCTTATGCTTTTAGTTGTAAAATCTTTTGCAGATACTACCTCACCGTTAATGATTCAGCCTAAAAATGGGGAAACACTGGAGGATTCTAAAAAGCATACAATGGAATATTTTGGATGTATAAAAGGGCAGGCCGTAAAATACGCTAAGACAGGAGAAAGTGTTGATTCTATATCCAAAGCTTCGGTTGTGTCATGCGAGTCGTACATACAAAAGATTGCTGAATCAAATATATACTATTTAAATTCCTCTCAAGACGGTAAGCGGAAATTTATTGGAAGGCTTAAATCAGATGGTGAAAGTTTAGCAACGAAATTTGCTATGGATGAAAAGCTAAAAAATAAATAGGTGACTACATGCAAGCGATAGGATTCATTGGGCTGATGGTTTGCAGCTAACCTGCAAGTTTGCGAAGTGCCAAACAAATAATCTCACGGCGCTGTTCATCCCCAGGAAGCTGCATTGTGATTTTCACAATGCAGGTTTTAAACCACTGCTTCATTTTCGTAAAGCCATACAAATCATGGCTTGCACCCCACCGGCAGAAGGTATGGTGATTTCCACCATACCCTTCGAGAAGCGTTGAGAAATCTTCTTATGTTGAGATTTCCAGTCTAGACCCATTCCCTCAACGATAGGTTTCATTGGGGTGTACGGTTCGCCGTTGTGATTGACAACATAAAGTTCTGCGCCGTGGAATGGCACGTTGATAGTAGTGACAAATTTGAAACATCGCTGGTTGTAAGCCAGCAGATGCTCGTTATTTTACGTCGCGGCACAATTTCTCGCTGCTGGCTCTTTTACACGCATTAACCAAATATGGTTGATTTTAATATCCACCTGTGTCTATTATTACCTTTGCGGTAAATTTACATCGCACTCCTCTTGTGCCATAGTAATCGGGCACTGGATTTTGCCAGTGCCGGGATTGGTCTCCCGGATTACTACAGAGGCACATATGCCGCATAAGCGGTTTTTTTATGTGTAAAGCGCACCTATTCTATGGTGGGCTGTGTGGGGGCACCGAAAGGTGCGCCGGGTTCCTTTGTAGCCGGTAAGACCAACTCTGCACAGTTCACCACCATCTGATTGGTCTCAGCGGTGGTGATTAACCTAACTACAAAGGTGATCGCCATGAATACCAAACCTTCCATCTTTTCCTTTGAGTCATCCTGCCAGATCCGTATGTTCATGATTGACGGAGAACCTTGGTTTGTCACCAAAGATGTGTGCAATGCTTTGAATATTGATGTTACACAAGCGAGAAAACTTGATAAAAAAGGCTGGAACAAAAAGGGGCTGTATTCAATACAGACCCCTGGTGGAATACAAGAACTATCCATCGTTTCAGAATCAGGTCTCTACATCCTTATTCTGCGTTGCAAAGAGGCAATGACTGAGGGAACGAGAGCATTCAGATTTCTTGAATGGGTTACAGGTGAGGTTCTTCCTCAGATCCGCCGCACCGGAAGCTACATTAAAAACTCGCTCCCGCAGGAAGAGCGCGTAAAGATGGTTGCCGACCAGGTAGCCAACGCCACAGCATCAGCAGTAATGCAGGCGATGAAGATAGAGAACAAAACCTACAGCGCCCCACTGAAGCCCGGCTACCGCAGTCTGATTCATTCTCCGTCTGGTGTTCTCGGCCTGACGGAAAACTCACTGCTGATGAATCTGCTGAACCAGTTACAGGAAGACGGGCACGACGTATCGGGTGCGGCGGCGGAGCTGACCACCATGTTCTGCTACATCGTCGGTGTGAGCAAATGCCTGCGTGATATCCAGACTCACGCAGAGTACATCAATGACAAGGCAGGGTTCTTCTGACAGAACGGAGGCACAGGGATGTGCAAAAAGGAACTATCGTGACATGTCACAGGCCGCTTTCGCGGCCTTGTTTTTAACGAATGCCACCGCCACCCGGGCGGGAATCCGCAGAACGCCCACCGCAGCGGGAGCCGTCAGCAGCAGTGTCGCTGTCGTGCTGACAACGACCGGCAAAGGCCTGAGTTGAAGCTACCAGAGACAACAAAACGAACAGTGCAGCAAATGCTTTTTTCATTGTGAAATTTCCATCTATAAGCCACCTCAATGTGGCGTCAATGAGTGTAGCACTGACTTTTGTTTCGTCCACAAAAAAGCCCGCGCTGCGGGCTTACCAAAACTTGTACCACGGGGATTTATCCTTCAATGGACAATCCTTCCATCGTGTGGCCAACCATTCATATTCTTTAAAATATGTGTTTATGTTTTCTTTTTCTCTAATAGCTTGTATAAGAGGTAGCGCAATCTGATAGTTATTTACAACGGAGCTGTAAAATACTTCCTTAATCATGGTCTCATCATAAGTTTTCCGCTTCACGCTCACAGCCATGCGTTCGTAGAAACCTAGACAGTAAATTATTTCTCTCTTCTCTATCTTTTCTTCATCCGTAAGATCAGCCTGCCCATTGCTTGGATACATATAAGAGCGGAATGATTTGTTCGACTCGTGAATGCGGCGCATAGTAGATAGGCCTTTCTTATAATCTACATCAAACCTGCTTTCACCAAGGAATACTGAAGTGTGTACTTTTCTCGCTGTATTTACATTATAAATAATAGTAGCGATAGCTATGAACAAGCCAAGCGAAACCGCGACTGCACTTACGATTTGAGCCACAGCCATGGCAAATTGCATTTCTTCACTTAACACAAACTGTCTCCAGACATGAAAACGGGGCCTGATGGCCCCGTCATTAAACTATCCGAATGTTAAACGCCTTCGTACTCGTCAAATTTTCTCATGTGGGCTCCTCCTGTATCGGTGCCTAATCGCTATGGATCACCCGTAAGGTAATAGTACTCTATTCACCCCCCGGTCTGCAATCGTACAGGATTATTTAAAGGCACATCCCTGTGCCGCCGCCGTCAGAAGAACCCTGCCTTGTCGTTGATGTACTCCGCGTGCGTCTGGATATCACGCAGGCATTTGCTCACACCAACGATGTAACAGAACATGGTGGTCAGCTCCGCCGCCGCGCCCGATACGTCGTGCCCGTCTTCCTGTAACTGGTTCAGCAGATTCATCAGCAGTGAGTTCTCCGTCAGGCCGAGAACACCAGACGGCGAGTGAATCAGGCTGCGGTAGCCGGGCTTCAGTGGGGCGCTGTAGGTTTTGTTCTCTATCTTCATTGCCTGCATCACTGCTGATGCTGTGGCGTTGGCTACCTGGTCGGCAACCATCTTTATGCGTTCTTCCTGCGGGAGCGAGTTTTTAATGTAACTTCCGGTGCGGCGGATCTGAGGAAGAACCTCACCTGTAACCCATTTACGAAAGCGGTAGGGGATAGTGCCTGGTGTCACTGCGTCGCGGCAGCGGAGGATCAGTGTGTAGAGGCCTGACTCGTTGATAATATTGGTTTCACCTTGACGGCCTAAGTTAAATTTAGCCCTTTCATCATCATCAAGAGATTTTATTGACATAGTGGGGTTTGTCAGTTGAAGAGCTTTAATAACGTCTTTGGCAACAAACCAAGGATTTCCATCAATAACAATGGCTCGAATGGTGGCTTCTGATTCAAAATGAAAAACAGATGGGGTTACGTTAGCAGTCATAGTGATCACCTTTGTAGTTAGGTTAATCACCACTACCGACGCCAATCGGTTGGTGGTGAACTGTGCAGGGTTGGCGTAACCGGCTACAAAGGACCCGGCGCACCTTTCGGTGCCCCCACACAGCCCACCATAGAATAGGTGCGCTTTACACATAAAAAAACCGCTTATGCGGCATATGTGCCTCTGTAGTAACCCGGGACGCCAATCCCGGCACTGGATTTTGCCAGTGCCCGATTACTATGGCACAAGAGGAGTGCGATGTAAATTTACCGAAAAGGTAATAATAAACACTCCACTTGGTAATTGCAAACCTTATCTGGTTTGTTTTCGTAATTGTTCGGCACAATAGTCGAGATGTGTTTGCAGATCCCGCATAGACATCTGTGAGCTGGTGACGTAGTTAATCAGTGCAGTCAGTTCGGCAAG